AGCCCCCGCCGCATCCCACGCCGCATCCCCCGCCGCAGCCCCCGCCGCAGCCCGCGCCGCATCCCCCGCCGCATCCCCCGCCGCAGCCCCCGCCGCAGCCCGCGCCGCAGCCCACGCCGCATCCCACGCCGCATCCCACGCCGCAGCCCGCGCCGCATCCCACGCCGCAGCCCCCGCCACATCCCGCGCCGCAGCCGCATCGCGGCGAGCTGCTTCAATGGGTCCTTTAATGGAAGGAACCTGTTTCATGCTCGTAATTTCGGGAAGTTCTTCCAGCGCCTTCGCTTGTTCCACAAGGCCTGCGAGGCGAAGCCATGCTGGAGTGTGGACGCGCACAAGCCAGTCGGCAAACATCATCGAGCGTTTATGCTCAAGGGATTTGTCGCGAGTATTAACGAGCTTGGGGATTAGCGGCTTGAGGAGCCTGTCACGATCCGCGTCAGACGGTAGAGCATCGTTCCACGAACGCAGAAAGGCAGAAATCACGGGACAGGCGCATTCCGGTGAATCGCTCCATTTCTCACCGGCGACATAGGCGACCGCTTCCATGACGCAGAAAGTAGAATCGGGCGAGTGAGCGCCAGCTTTTAGCGTCCAGCTCTCGAATTTCTTCCAACGTTCTTCGATGATTTCGATCATGCTGTTTTATCCTTTCGCTCAAACAGAGGAACGCTCTTGGGACTGACGGCAATTTCCCTGTGGCGCAGCAATTCTGTGCGATGTTCAATCATCCAGCGTGCGAGCATTGCTGATGCGGTGATAGTGTTTTCAATAGGCTGCATAGCTCCTCGTCTCGAGGCGGGGAATAACCCCATGAGCGCCGTGAGCTGGTCAATTTCGCCAATACTCGGGTGAGCGCAACTAGAATGTGCATCTCCTGGCAAATCTCTTCGGTGCTTGCACTCGTAGCAATTCGGTTTCTCGCTCACAATTTCCCCCAAACAGCCAGCCCCAGCAGCACCACCGACACGCCAAACGCGGCCAGGATGGTGAACGTGATCCAAAATTGCCGCCGCTCACGAGCTTTGCGGCCATCAACGATGTCGTCATACGTGAGGCGGCGATGTAGGTTGCTCATAAGTTTGACCTGTTCTTTCTAAATCCCTTGCCATGGCATGCCTGCCGCGCCAGGCCATGCCGTGCCACGCCATTCCACGCCCAGCCAAGCCTCGCCTTGCCTGCCATGCCTCGCCTTTCCCAGCCACGCCTTGCCGTACCGAGCCTGGCCTGCCACGCCTCGCCCAGCCGCATCAAGCCCAGCCAAGCCCTGCCTCGCCCTGCCTGCCACGCCGAGACTCGCCCTGCCACGCCACGCCGAGCCCAGCCCTGCCAAGCCAGGCCTTGCCGTGCCCAGCCGAGCCATGCCTGCCGCGCCGCGCCGCGCCGTGCCTGGCCTAGCCACGCCCCGCCCAGCCGCGCCGCGCCCAGCCACGCCTAGCCTGCCTGGACCTCAAATAACCCGAATCCCATCCCGCAGGAATCTTTGGAATCGGGTCGGCCTTCCCCAACCCCCACTTGCATTCCAATTCGCGCAAAAAGATTTACGATGTCTTCAGCAGAAAACTGATCCGCGTCGAAGCGCACACGTACGGTGACCGACCATGAGCGCCACATAGCACGGACTCGTATGTCAGCAACGCCGGTGCTGTTTCTTACTGGAGCTTCGTACTTTTCGGGTTTGCCTGAAATTTTGACGAGTGGTGTCCCATCTGTTTCATCGAAACCATCCGCGAGAATGAATATGGACAGCTTCGCCTTGGTCATTGCAAAGCCTACCGTGCGACATGCCGAGATTGCCGCGTTGCGAAACGCCGATGCCGGAATCCCTCCCCAGCCTTCTTCGGTTCGATACTGAGCGGCGATAAACTCCTGGTCATAGTTACGCACGGTGCGCTTTTTGCCCTTTTTCGCTTGATCGCCTTTTGCCATTTTTTCGCGCATCTCGTTGCGGGCTTTTTCACCGAAGCGGAGTTGCACGTATGGCGAAGTACAATTACATTTCAAACCGAGCACCTTAAAATTCGGAGCCTTGATGACCACTTGCTCAGGCAACGGCTGTTTCGCTGGCATGACTGCTGTTTGCGGCATCGTTTACCTCCTCTTTCTTAGTTGTAGAGAGCTTCTTTTCGGTGATTTGAATGCCTTTTTCGATCATCCGCGACAGAGAGGCGAGTTCTGGGACCCCTAGCCACCTAAAAAGCCATTGACGCAATTCGTTGATTGCTCGCTCGGCCGCTTCTGCGGAATGCTCTTCCCGAATTTCAAGCGCGGATTCATATCCACGCCCAGCATCGGTGCCCGCCTGAGTGATATTGACGAAGGCGCGTACTTCTTCTTCTGCTCCATCGCTGAGAATGATGATGTTAATAGATTGAACCAGACGCGTAGCTTCCTGGCGCCTGTACAACTCCGCCGCATGAGCATCGTCCCAATCAAAATATTTATGGAGCGGATTGCTCTTCGGCTTTGCGGTCTTTACGATGTCCTCGCTTTTAAGTATTCCGTGTTTTTCCTTGATACTTTCCAACGCCTCGCCCACAATTTGGACATCGTCGTCCTTGACCACCGAATGAGTTTTCGAATTCACGTACTTTTTATTCACGTCGCCTCCCTTTAGTATAGCTTATCAGCCAAGCTGGAAGCGCGGATTGGAGTTGAGTAAGCACTGGGTTTTAGGCTGTTTTGGATTTCGGCGCTGAGAACGATTTACCGCACGTGCGGCACTGATAGTTTTCCGTTGTGAGGCGGTAATAAACCTGGCCTGATTCGCAATACGGGCAGCGCGGCTTTACCAGTTCTTCGGTAACTTGTTTGGTTGCCATGCTGCGAGAGTACACACACATAGAAACCATGTCAATGAGAAAATAGTCCTATCTCGATCGCCTGTGGAAAACCGCCGCCGCATCCCCCGCCGCATCCCCCGCCGCAGCCCCCGCCGCATCCCCCGCCGCATCCCCGCGTTACTCTCAGGCACAGCCGGCGCCGCATCCCACGCCGCATCCCACGCCGCATCCCACGCCGCATCCCACGCCGCATCCCACGCCGCAGCCCACGCCGCATCCCACGCCGCATCCCCCGCCGCATCCCACGCCGCATCCCCGCGTTACTCTCAGGCACAGCCGGCGCCGATCGGTCTCATGTTGAGATTGACAGCGCGGGCTAAGTCTTGTAAAACGGTACCCGAGCGCAGCATCCTGGTGAGCGGCAGGACTATGCAAGGTCCGTTCCTCTCAATTTTTCAGGCGTTACAGCCATCTCCAAAACCTTCCAGTTGACATACCCTGACGGCAGCAAAAAGCACATCGGTCGAGCCGAGCGTGATGATTTGCTATTGTCGGGCCTCGCCAGGCAAACCTCACCCCAGAAGTATCTCTACACCGGCCAGCAGCGAACCATGCACAGTTTTGCGGAATTAAAAGGCCTAAATATCGGCTTTCAAGAGCAGCTCAAGCGTCGTTTTCTGCCAGGATCGTTCGTCTTCGAACTTCGCGGCAAGCGCCAGCGCGAGCTGATGGAAACGCCGGAAGCCTGTGGTTTGAGATTGCGACCAGCATGAGCCGGGAAACGCGAATAGTATTCAGCCATCGAACGCATAGCATGGACATTATTGGGGGTTGTCCCGCTAATTTTCAAGGCGGCGAGTGCGAATTGCTGGGCTTTTGCGACCAAGTTGAGCAGGAAAAATGCGACATGGGACACTGGCACGCCGTCAGGCGCGAACCCATTCTGAGGGTTGAGCAGTCGAAAGCAGCATGAATATCTATGCACACTAACCTTGATTCCCCGCTAAAATGATTGGATACTGTGCACACTATGGGCAGGCCGCGACTGATGGACGACCGGCGCAGAATCGTGATCTACCTGGGTGAAGCGGACGCAAAGTGGATTGAACTGCAAGCGGCCGGCAATGTGAGTTCATGGTGCCGGGACAGGATCCTTGAAGGCCGAGATCATCAGAGTGAAGAGTTGCCACGGGATAACGCAATACGTTCGCCTGTCGGACGGCAGTCTGTTGCCGGCCCAGTTGTGGCAGTAGAGACAGTCAAACAGTTCCAGCGATCAACCGAGCCAAGTCCAACGCTCTGCGTCAACTGCGACCACAAGCGATCTAAGCACGGCGGGTTCGGCGGATGCTGCCAAGAAGAACGCTGCCTCTGCGCGAGATTTGAATGAGACATAAGCAGTTTGCCAGTTACCGCTTTTGATGGTCGGCCCCCTAGCAACTATCCACCTCAGTAATGAGGTCAAGCGGCGAAAACGCCAAACCGTGTTGAGCAGCCATGCAAACCACACACGGTGGATCAGGTCGCGGTAATCGTTGACAAACGAACAGACAAAAGCAGCCTATGGGGCCTGTACTTCGATTAAGTTTTCGTGTATTGTTCGCCTCATTATGCAACCCAAAGACCTCGAAGAGATTGAATCGCTTGTGATTGAGGGCGCTGCACAGTCTTTTGCAGGTGATGATTTTAGGTCCATGCCCTTGCCCGGCGTTTACGTCCTAATGCTCGCGTCTGAGTGCCTCTATGTCGGCATCAGCGGTAGCGTCATGGGACGCATACGCAGTGGGCGTCATCATTCGTGGAAAGCAATCAAGGAATGCGACAAAGTCCTCCTATGGCCGTGTATAAGCTTTGACGCAGCCCTTAGACTTGAGAGCATTCTCATCCAAAGACTTCACCCGCGTTACAACAAGCGCGGACGTCTCGCAGATCTCAAGAAGGTTATGGGTATTCAGCAAACTCCTAGCGTCCGGTGTTATGAAGATCATGGTGATGCAATAGCGATTGAGAATTGGTCAAGATCAGACCGACAATAAGCGTAACTGTCTGATAATGTTAGAATATGTATAAACACAACTGCATTGTTATCAATGACATCGCTGTAACTTATGCAGCATAATCGCATGTCTGCATAATCATCACTGAAAACAAACGACTTTAGTTTTTCCGTGCTTCACGTGCATAATCGTGCCGACATGCAGTCAGCTGTTGATTCTAAGGGACTTAGAGTTCCTTTTGCCAGAGTTTGACCCGGTGTAGGGCCCCCCAGGGATTCCTAGCCGCTAAGCTAGGCATGGTCATTTCCACAGGTTTGCCACACACTTACTAAATATCTTAAAGTAAAGGACTTACCACGGGACCGAACAGCAATTACACTCTCGTCATAACCTCCTGCGACCGTCACGACTTGCTTAAGGTGACGCTGGAGTCGTACTTCGCGCGTGTGGATCAGCCGCCGCGGGAGGTCATCGTTATCGAGGATGGGCCGGCGGAGAAACCGGCGTTCCTCGAGGATTTCATCTGGCGCCAGCGGTCGCTGAAGTGGATGTCCAACGGGGAGCGGCGCGGACAGATATTCTCGATTGACCGTGCCTATCGTGAAGTAAACACAGAATTTATAATGCACTGCGAAGACGACTGGCTGTTCGAGCGCGGCGCCGGGGAGTTCGTGCGGGAGTCCAAGGCCATCCTGGGCGAGTACCCGGAGATCCTTCAAGTCTCTCTGCGTGGGGACACCGGCTGGCATCCACTCGTCAAGGTGCCGCGGTTTCCGTTTCTGATTGCTACGCCGTACTGGCGGGGCGTGTGGGGCGGGATTGCGTTCAACCCGGGGCTGCGTCGGGTCTCGGACTATAAGAAGCTGGGGACGTATGGGGCGCACGTGTCATTCGGCCAGACGGGGTTACAACATGAGGAAGCTCTCTCTCGACTCCTTTTGGATGCTGGTTATAGAATTGCAGACCTGGGACGCGCGATCTGCGTCCATATTGGCGGCGGCCGGTCCCGCGCGGTCGAGAAGCTGCCGCCCCTCCCGAAGATCTTAATTGCAGTCCCCACATGTTGGACCTTTGATTACGAGGAGAAGTGGGAGCACAGGGGAAATCCTGAATATGGCAAAGACATGCACGTCTCGGGGCCGAACGAGCAAACGCAAGCCGTCCGGGAAACCTGGGGGCAAGACATCGCCCCGTTCCAAGAGCACGTCACGCTCAAGTTCTTCTACGGTAAGCCGCCAGGAGGTTATCCGCGCGCACAGCTTCCTGACGAAGTATTTCTTGATTGCCCAGACTCCTACGGTAGCTTGCCCCTCAAGACGGTCGGCGTGTGCGATTACGTGGTCGGGAATGGCTACCGGTACGTGGCAAAATTCGACACGGACAGCGCCGTCTATATCGACAAACTTTTAATGGAGATCATGGAGAACAAGTTCGACTACGCCGGATTCCGGCATTCCGAGGTCGCCTCGGGAGGGCCCGGGTATCTGCTTTCAGACCATGCGTGCCAGATCGTCTCGACCCATGGGCGGACCCCCCGGCACTGGGCTGAGGATGTTCACGTAAGCCGCGTTCTGGCGGACGCTGGAATACAGCCTTTGATGCTTCCTGGACACAAAAGCGGGATGAGCGCGCACTTCTTCTTTCCCCAGGGCTTCGATCCGTCCAAGCTGACCGATGACATCGTGACCATGCACGCCCTGTTCCCGAAGGACCTCCGCGCCTGGCACGCCTACACCAAGAGCCGGGAGCTGGTCGCGGCGTGATCACCAAGCTCTGCGAGATTGCCCAGACCTACCGCACCGACAAAGCCGGATGGTACACGCCGTTCTATTCCCTGCTCTTTGAGCCGCGGCGCCAGGAAATCAAGAAAGTGCTGGAAGTGGGAATTGGCACCAAGGAAGCCATGAGTCACGTGGATGGTTACCTGCCAGGCGCTTCTCTGTTCATGTGGCGGGATTACTTCCCGCGCGCCGAGGTCTGGGGCGTTGACCTCGACCCGGCCGTCATGGTGCTGGCGCCGGGGATTCGCTCAGTGCATTCCGACTCTCGGAATCCGGAGCTTCCCGCCAAGCTGCCCTCGGACTTTGACTTGATCGTGGACGATGGCTCGCACAGCGCCGATGCCCAGGCGGACACGTTCGTAAACCTGATCAACCTTGTCAGGGATGGCGGTCTGTACATCGTCGAGGACGCCGAGGAGTGGCGCGACCTTTCCGATCGCCTGGAAGGCTACACGCACCACATTGTCCTTTCCCCACTCAGGGCCGGATCAGGAAAGCTCATCGTCATCCAGAAGTAAATGGAAGTAGAAATTGGGGGACATAAATTTCAGGTAGGCGAGAATCCTTCAGACTTCTGGCAATGGGTCGCCGAAGGCCGCTATGACAAAGAGTGGAACCTCATCGCCGCCTATCTTCGGCCCGAGCATACCTTCCTCGACCTCGGCGCCTGGGTCGGCTCGCACAGTCTTTTCGCCAGTACGATCGCAAAGCGGGTCGTGGCCGTTGAGCCTGACCCCGTGGCTTATGAAATCCTCATTCGAAATGTCGATCTCTCGGACTCGCCGATCGAGGTCTTTCGAATGGCTGTAACCGGCCATGAAGGCGTACTGACTCTCGGCTCCGGGCTCCTTGGCGCATCCACTACCCGACTTAACCCGAATGCGGGAGGGGGGATTGGAAGGTGGGAGCCCGGACAAACTTTTGAGGTCCGCTCGACGACGCTGAGAAGGTTCGTGCGGGATCACCGGCTCGAAGATCCGCTGTTCATCAAAATGGACGTGGAAGGCTCCGAGGAAGAGATTCTCGATGACGTTGAATTCTTCTGGGAGCATAAACCCGTTCTGTATCTGGAACAGCATCCTTGGTGGTGGAAGGACGAGACTCACACCCGCAAACTCATCGGGCTTGTGTCCGAACACGCGAAGGTGATCCTCGGATGAGACCGAACCTTTCAGAGGCGAGCAGGCCCGCGACAAAAAAGCTCAGCCGCTCCGAGATCCTGAAGATCATCGACGGCAGGCTCAAGAAAGATTTTTTGAAGACCGGCGACCTGATTAAGCTTCTGAAGATGCGCGTCGATATCGCGGGCCTAAAGAAACCCAGGCCCAGAGCGAAGCCCAAGAAAAAGATTGAAGCGCCGGCCGAGCCGACGATGGACGAAGTGATTTTGCAACTGGAGAAGGAGAATCATGGACAACAGCATCCTGTCGGGCAAGGGCGAGAAGCCGGGAAAGAAAACGAAAGTGGTCCAGCTCACAGCGAAGTCCAAGGGCCGTAAACCAAAAGCCGCACCCGCGAAAGGCAAGTTGAAAGCCGCCAAGGGATAATGGTTCCTGAGCTTATCGGCGGGACTGTTCTGGTCTGTTCCGCCGTCCATATTCCTATCTTTGTCACGCTTCGTGCCAAACTCAAAGCCGCCGAAGCCGCCAGGCAAGAACTTGCGAGCGAGCGCAGGCAGTTCTTTGAGGGCATCCAGGAAAAAGCCGCTGCGAACGCCACGACCTTATGTCGCACCTGTTCGGCGTGCAAGAGAGTGGTGCATCGCTATAGACCCTTTGCAGATGGCGTTATTTGCAAAGAATGTGACGTAGAAACCAAGACATTCAGATAATGGCTTTCCCCCAACAATTCGGATCGCCGACTCCCGTTGTGATAACGGATGCGTCCGGCAACACGGGAACGTCGGCCAATCTCCCGGTCATCGACGCGTCTGTCGGAGCCTTGAATGCCGCGGGCCCGGTTTTCTGTGAACTGATCGGATGGCTCGATGGAGCCGGAAAACTCCAGGCCGTCTCTGCCGCGAATCCTCTTCCGGTTACGTCTGCGGGCGGCGGAGGCGGCGGCGCAGTCACGAACGCGGGAACTTTCGCTGTCCAAGCTTCTATTACCACGCTCGGCCAAGCTCTAGCGGCGGCTTCCGTGCCGGTCGTGCTGCCCGCTGCGCAAATCACGACACTCACCCCGCCGGCAGCGATCACAGGATTTGCCCTCGAAGCTGGGAACCTTGCTTCCATCAAAGCGGACACCGACAAGATCCCGGCGCTTGGTCAGGCACTCGCGGCAGCTTCCGTCCCCGTGGTACTTACTGCCGCGCAACTTACGACGCTGACCCCTCCCGCGTCAGTTTCGGTTAGCAACTTCCCTGCTACGCAGGCCGTGTCGCTTGCTTCGATGCCAAGCACTCCCGTGACGGGAACTTTCTTTCAAACGACACAGCCCGTCAGCGCCGCTTCCCTTCCCCTTCCCTCGAATGCCGCCCAGGAAACGGGCGGGAATCTGGCCGCAATTGCCGCGAGCCAAGCGACTACCGCGCTCCAGACGCGCAACGATGCGCAGGCGATGGACGTGCTCTGCGAAATTCTCGCGCAGTTGCGGCTGCTCAACATGAACTTCGCCTCCTGCGCGCCAAGCGCGCTTGTCGATCAGGATGGAATGGTCACGGACATATTCCCAGTGAACTAAAGGAGAATCATGGCGCTGCAAACCTCTGGGCAAAGTTACAAAACTGGAGCACCGGGTCTTCCGTTTCCACAAGATCAGCAAAATGTCCAACTGTTTTCGGAATTCAATGGCCGCTACTACAATCTTGGATACAACGGCCTGATCTTTGCGGCCACGAATTCAGCAGCCCAGGCCGTCTCCCTGACGGGCACAACGACCTACACGGGACTCGTTGTTTACAATCCGACGGGCTCAGGCAAAAATCTTGCTCTTCTCGAAGCCATCTACACGCCGACCATTCTCGCCACGGGCGTTTATGCGATGATGCTTTTCTCGCAGCCCGTTGCACTCGCTCCTCCAGCCTTGACCGTCACCAACGCCGCCGGCCCCTTCTCGACCAACTTGAACTCGGGCGCCAACTCAGTGGCAAAGGTAGGCTCGTCCTGCACGCTTGCCGCGAACCCTGTTTTCCTTCGTCCCCTGTACGGGTTCGGATGGATCACGGCGGTCGCGCAAAATGCGCTTGGCCTCAAGGATGAAATTGCTGGAGGGATCATCGTGCCTCCTGGCAGCGCCGTGGGGTTCGTCGCGCTCACAACCACGATCACAGGACTCGGTTATTTGTCTTGGGCTGAACTTCCGATTTAAATGCAAATCTCCCCCGAAGTACAGAAGCGCCTGGACGACCGCGTGAGGTGCCGCAAGGAGTATCAGTACCTCTCCGAAGTCATGGGGTATGACTTTTTGCCAGAAGTTCACGGGGAGTTGTTCGCCACGCTTCCCGACTTCGATCCTGCCGAGCCCTGGGCCACGCAATCGGAAATCAAGAAATGGCTGATCCTGTGGTCGCGCGGCCACTATAAGACAACCGCCGTCGTGGTCTGCATTGTGCGAATCATCCTGAACTTCCCAGACATTCGCATTCTCATCATGCAGGGCAGCACGGTCGTTACCAAGAATCTCTTGCACGAAATTAAATCCCATTTCACGGGCGAGAATACCAACTCCCGTATCCGGGAACTGTTCCCCGAATTCTGCGCGGACAAGCTTGGCAGCGCGTACCGCTTCACCGTACTGGCCAGAAAGAATAAGGGTCTCGCGCAAGACACTGTGACCGTGGCCTCGCCGCGCAGCGTGAAGACCGGCCAGCACTACGACATTTTCTTTCCTGACGACCTTGTGAACGACCAGAACTATCGCAGCGATGCGCTCCTCGGGAAAGTGAAGCAGGACTTCAGCATGTGCCTGCCGCTGATCGACCCGCCGCATTACGTCGTGATGACGGGGACGCGCTACGCGTTCGGCGATCTGTACGAGGAATTGATCCGCTGGAATAAAGGCGAATGGAAGGTCTCGCAAAAGACCTGCTGGACCGATGACATCCCGTCCGGCAACCCGCGTTTTCCTCTCCAGGAAGCCAAGGGCAAGCCCGGCAAGATGATCGGGTTCACGCGCGAAGGTCTTCTCCTGATGCAGGAGAACGACCCCGAGATGTTCGCCGGGCAGTACCTCAACAAACCGATTCAGCACGGCGGCCAGACGCTCACGAGGGCCATTCTCGAAACGGGACTCATCTCTCCCGCTGAAGCTCCCACGCTCAGCGCCGCGCATCTGTTCGTGGATTTGGCCACGACCGAAAACAGAACCTCCGACGATTCGGTCATCATCGCCGCAAGACACGATTTGCAAATGATTCCGTACGTCGTGGACGGCCGCGGCGACAAGTGGCTAACTCCAGTGCTCGCGCACAATGTAATCGAAATGACGCTCATTCACCGGCCGGAACGGATTTGGCTTGAAGATTATCCCGCCGCTAAAGCGTTTGCTGAATATCTGAAACTCATCGCCAAGTTCCAGAATATTTTCCTGCCGATCGACTTCATCAAGGTCAACAACAAACCCGACGCGAAGAAAGTGCGCATCGGGGCCATTGCTGGACTTCTGAAATACAAGCGCCTGAAATTCTTCATCGGTCTTCCGATCTGGGAAAAGCTCGTCCTGCAATCCGAGCAGTTCACGGGCGAACGGAAAAAGCACGACGACTACCCCGACACCGTTGCCTTGATGATCCAGCAATTCTCAGCCGGGGCTCTTGCCGCGCCCATGCGCCCGGCCCACAAGAATCCGATTCTCGCAATGATCGCCCAGAGAGAACAGGACACCGCGCACATTATGGACGAGCCCGAACTGTCCGATGGCGCAGATGGTTTCATGGCATTTTCGTAAAGGAGAGACAATGGCAAATCCGATCGTTGGAACAGATAATTTCGGCAATCCGATTGACGCGAATGGCGTGATCGTCCTGCAACCAGGCGTCAATGTGGCAGTCGGAAGAAACATGGCAGGCTATCCGATCGACGCGCAGGGCAACGTTGTCACGCAACCAGGGCGCGGCTTCGGCAAGGCTCCAGTCGCCTCGGAAAATCTGACGCCCGCAGGACACCCGAACTATCCCCCAGTCACCATCACCGTTTCATCCGTTGAGGATGTCAGCATCAGCCTGCCCAAGGGCGCGTCGGTGAATTCCAACGGCACCGTCATACTGGCCGACGGCACGCCGCTGAATATCAACGATGTGATCCGGGCCTGGCGCAATGCTCAGACGCACGTCTAAATAAATGGCTGTAAATTTCGCGGACCTCCCCGAAGCAATTGATCCAGCAGTAGCGTTAAATCCGGTCATCCCCGCAGACAAGACAGCGTTTGCGACGGAAGAGCTGGACGATGCTACCGCCTTGGGGATTGCTCTGTCCGATGTGTCCACTGCCATTTCATATTTCCAGTCGAAGGGTTTGCTGCCAGCCGGGGTTGATCTTGCGGACGATTTGATCCGCGCGTATGTGAAGCCCCGGCTTTGGTCGGACGGCAAGCCACGCGCCAGCATGCCCATGTATGTCGTGCTCGAAGCCGTCGAGAAGATCATGCCCACGCTCTACATGGCCATGTTCGGCAGCGGGAAGGTGCAGCCTTTCCTTGTGACACCGCAAGGCAAGACAACAGATGCCGCCGCTCGAGCGAAGGGGAAAGTACTTTACTGGGCAGTAAAACAGGCCGGACTCAAAGAGCAAATCCGCCTTTCGCTCAAGACGTGCCTGTCTTACGGATTCTGCGCGGGATGGACCGGCTGGGAATCCAAGAACGTCAAAAAAAGAATCTACGAGAAAGGCAAGGACAACAAGGTCAAGGGAACCTGGAAAGAAGTTCCCATGAACTTGCCAACCTACGAAAACGTCCCGCTCAAGAATTTCGGTTTCGATCCGCGTTGCATCGAGCAGAACGTCCACACCGGCGCCGGGTACGTTTACAAGCAAGCGATGATCTCGGCCAATGACCTTCAGTGGATGCGCGAGGACACCGAGCACTACAAGAACATTCCATCCGACGAAGAGTTGCGGGAAATTCTTTCGGCCAAGAACGAGCCCACGGAAGACTCACTTTCAACGCAAAAACGCGCCGTATGGCGCGAGTTCCAAGCTGAATTAGACTCGCAGGCGACATCCAAAGATCCACTGGAGCAGCCCCTTGAATACATCGAATATGTCACAGCCGACCGGGTCATTGGGGTCTTACAACGAAAACTCTGCATACGAAACCAGGAGAACGAACGAAATAAACTCCCTGCCCGGTCCTGTGCCTTTGTCGATGTACTCGGGTCAGCGTGGGGCTTTGGTGTCGCTCGGCTCTTATCCGGGGAGCAACGATTCCAAGTCGGCATAGCCTGCAATTGGGTCGATGGCCTTTCACTCACGCTAAATCCCATGTACCAGATCCTCAAGGGAATCGGCGGCGTCGGAACGCAAAACATTCCCGTATCTCCAGGGAAAGTTATGAACTTGGGCGGCGAATTGAAAGTCCTGGAAGCCCCGGACATAACCGCGCCTGCAATGGCGGCCATCGAATCTTCCGAAGCGCGCGCCGTGAAACGCGTGGGCGCAAACGGCGGCGCCGATCTTCCGCACCAGGCACTCCGTACTGGGACGGGAGTGCAGGCGTTGACTGGTGATGTAGTGCAGCGACTGCAATACTTCCTTGAGATTTTCATCAGCAACATCTATTTGCCGGTGCTCGAAGAATTCCTGGAACTCTGCTACGACCATCTGCAACCCGAGCAGATCAATCACATCCTCACCGAGGAAGGCGAGAAGGCTTGGGAAGGCGACATCATTGATGTCTATAACGCGCAAGTGGACATCGACGTTCTGGGCGGCGCGAACCTTATGGCGAAGTACGCAGCCGCGCAGCTCGTTCCCCAATTCTTGCAACTGATGTCCGCCGGCCCGGTCGCCGAACAACTCGATACGCAAGGCATCTACTTCGACTTCGCCAACTATACCGAGGACATTGCGCAACTCATGGGCATCGACCCGGATGTTTACTTTAAGCAGATGACCCCGGAAATGAAGCAAGTGCGCGACGCGCGGAACCAGGCCGCGATCAAAGCCGCCGCCGATACGCAACTCCAGGACCAAAAGCATCAGGACGCGCTTTCGGAGATCAATGAAAAAGGCACCGTGAACGCAGGCGTGGCGATCGTCAAGAAAGCCGCTGAAACACACTTGCAAGTTGCCCAGGACGCTATGCAGGGACTCGAGGAAGGGGGCGGCCAGTAATGCCGATCACTGAGACCGAACGCTTGCTCGCTGTTCGCGCGGCCCTCATGCAAACCACGCACACGATCGGCTGGGAGTACGTCAAGCAGATGGCTGACAACATCGTGAAGATGTCCACGCAGGCCGCGCTCGATGAGGAGAATCCCACTATCGGCGAAGCAAAGCGCCTGAAGGCCAAAGCCCTGCAAGCGGGATTCAAGGATTTCTTCAGCGTGATCGAGGCAAGCAAATCATTTGGAACGGACGAGGAACCAGACTGGTTCGCAAAGTTAAACGAATTCGAGGAGTTATCCAATGGACAAGCCCGAACAGCAAGAACTGAATCTTGAAACCATGCCGCTTGAGGAATTGAAAGCGGCCGCGCTCGCCGAAGAAGCCAAGGAAGCGGAGAAAAAGCCCGATGCGGTCGCCGCGAAAGACGAAGACGTTCTCGACAATTCAGCGGAGGCCGATCTTGAGCATGATCAGATTATCGTTCGCAGCGAGATCGATCTCGGCGATGGGTCTGGCGTTCAGGTTTTCACGGGCACGGGCGCCACTGAACTCGAAGCCTTGCGAGACCAAAACTCGAAACTTCTTGATGCACAACGTCATGCGAGCAAGAAGATCCACGAACAGAACCTTCAGAAGAAGACCGAGGACACGCGAACGGCGCAGCAAAAAACCGACGATGAGTACGTCATTGCGCAGCGGCTCACGAAAGAGCCGACGCGGGCGATCCGCGATGTGGTGACGGAAGTGATCGCCGAACGCGAAGCAGAAACGAAGCGTAGCGTTGCCGCACAGCAAGCTTTTGTCGATTCGCACCCAGATTATGTCGCGGATCGTGACAACGGGGCGCGAATCATGTCCGAAGTGCAACGTCTCGGCTACAACGAATTTACCGAGCAAAGTTTGGAAAAGGCTTACCAATCCTTGAAAGCGAGCGGATTGCTCAAAATCAAGGCCGAGGAAGCGGGCGGGACCACGGAAGCGGAAACTGAGGAGACGGAACGGATTGTTCCTCCCAAGGTCGAAACTACGCAGCCCCGAAGTCCAAGGAAGGCCAGCACTGTTTCCACTCGTGGAAGCGGCGCGCCGGCCGTGAAGACCGGGCCGACCGAGGACGAGTTGTACACCATGCCTCTCGACAAGTTGCGGAATCTCGCAAACAAACAGCTTGCCGGGGAATAGTGTCAACCATCTCAATCTGAGGTAACTACATGGCTCTACCGACAGTAGCATCCGTAGTTTCCAGCGGATTGGCCGCCTACCCGACCGTTTACTACGACCGCGTGGCGCTCGATACGCTGTACTCGAACTTGTTTTTCTACGCCGCTTGCGATCTCAGAATCATGCCCGACATGAGCGGCGTCGCCCTCCAGGGATTCGATTATTCCAAGATGGGCGCGAACACCACGCCGGCAACCGAAGGAACTCCCGGCGCGGGGCAAGCACTCACCCAGAACACCTACACCATCAACCTGTCCAACTACGTGGACTACATCAGCTATTCGAACAAAGTGAAGCTCACCGCCATCAGCGACACCGTTTCGGAAGGCAATGCCCTACTTGCTTATCGCGGCGCCCTGTCCGTGGATAACATCATTTCCACGGCGCTCGACGTGGCTGCAAACTCAACCACGCTCGACCGCATCGACGTGAACGATGCCACGTACATGACCGCTTCACTCGCCCGCAAGGCTTACTGGCAACTTCGTAGCTTCGATGCCAAGCCCAAGGCGAACGGTCTCATGTACGGGATCATCCATTCGCTGTCCGCGTACGATCTCATCAACGATTCAACGGCGGCTGGATTCACCGACCTCCAGAAGTACAACAGCTCACTCGCTCCCGAGAATCCGGCGCTCGTCGGAATTAAGGGTGCCATCGTGGGTAATGTCGGAGGGGTACTTTATTACGAAAGTAACGCAGTGCCCACCGAGACAAATTGGCAAAGCACTTCCCACATTGCCTATCACAATTACGTGATCGGGCATCAGGGGATCATGGCCAGCTCACTCGGCAAAACAAACCTCTCTCAGAAGAATTTCACCGTCAAAACCCAGAATTTCCCGATGGGTTCCAACTCCCTCGATCCCGGCGGCCTGATCGCTGCGGCCTCGGCGTACAACTTCTTTTTCGGTTGTGCAATTCCGCCGACGCACGCTTCGTCAGATAAATTCCGCCGCATCCGGGTTGAGTCCTCGATCGGCTAACAGCACGTGGAGTAAGGGGAGGAGATGCGCGGCCTCCCCTTTTCCTCAAGGAGAAAAGTCATGTCAACGCCAGTGTTTTTGCACGTCATGAGCAATGGGGATATGTGGGTCAGCAACAATATTGGGGATACGCCCGCCGGAACCGTCACCGGAACCTACCGTTTCCTCGATGATGCGAAGCTCCAAAAGATCGGCACGCTCAGCGGGACTTTCAGTTCCAGCCTGGTTGCAGGTGGCAAGACCGGGAAGTACGGCACAGAACTCACGTAATGGAAGCAGGGGCCACCGTCCCGCGCGCCTACATGCTGTCCCGCGAGGCGACGGCCGGGCTCGTGGAGACGGCCCTTGCCGCGTTCACGATCACGCCGCTGTCGTGCGTGCTGATTTCGGACATGAAGGATTTTCCGCTCGCGCATGAGTTTCACGAACTCGTTGTGCGGACGCCCAGCGAAATGGATTCCGTTGACTTCGCCCTAACAAGTTTCGATGAAACGCATATGCCGGCCCTCGTGATTGGAACGAGGCCCGGAATGACCGCAGTTTACACAGACGGACACGTGGAGAATCTACTTTGGCAGGCAGCCGACTCAATCCCCAATTAGGCGATAAGCACCTCAACCCAGAAGAAGAAGTGATCCGGCAGCGCGAGGATTTGCGGCATGACATTTCCGGGCGCGAGGCTTACGGGCAAAAAGACATCGAGAAGGCCGAGCGGTCGGAGGGGCCGCGTCTGTACTATTCGACTTTGCTTAAAAAGATGAAGAATATATATCCGCATTTCCTCATCAAGGATGGCATTCCTGGCAACGTGGCTGTCTATCGACCTAAAACAAAAGATGAAATAGAGCGCGATGGCTACGACATGATTTTTCCGCAATGGCGCAACGAACACAAGTATGTGACAGGGTTCCCGAAGGAATGGATTCCTGAATGGGGTCATTACGTCAATGACACGGATGGAATCGCGCTACGCGAGGACCCTCGCGGCTGGCGGACTGTCCATATAGCAATGGTCAAGCAAAGGCTTGTTACCTATGCTGCCTCTATCGCTGAATTTGGCGAACCCATTCACGATCAAAGAAGTAAGTATTTTTTCGAACAGCTTGCCCCTTATATGAACGAGGAGAAAACGAATGCCGGAAGAAAAATCACTCTCAATTGAAACTGTGAAGGAAATGATGCGGGAGATGCAGGCCCAGAACGCCGAGATGCTGAAAGAAGTCATTCAGGAACTCAAAAAGCCCACGGTCCTCGAACAGAAGGAAATAGACGCGGAAGTCGCCCGTCTCAGAGCGGCCAACGAGGAGCGCAAGACCAACTCTCAAGGCATCTTGCAACAGATGCGCGATGTGCGTTTCCAGCGGACCGTCTGCAGCCACAAACATGCCGCTGCTGAAGGCGGTCACAGCCACGGCGTTTTCGTCATGGAGAAAGCCCCATCACCGGGGTACATCCACTGCCAAAAATGCCACGTGAACATCAGGCCCGGCCCCGTTCCAAGTGGGAACACGGACCCGCTGGGGCTTTACGATACGGGGCTGTTCAATCGGATCTTCCAAGAACTCCCCACTGCGAATGAAATGTTCTCGTAATGTCCTTTCAGATCACGCTCCAAAATATTCTTAACTTCACCAGCACCCATGCTGACCTTTTGCCGCTTTCCGGCATAGGGGGATACACAAACGAGCCGGGACTCTCGATTTGCAACGACGCCCTCTCCGACCTCATCACCGATCCGAATGACTGGAAATGCAACCGCAACGAACTCCCCCTCCTCGTCACCTGCCCACAGAAACAGGATTACCTTTTCGCAGGCGCGTGCGCGTTCTCGCTCGGTTCAACTTCTCAGGGATGGGCAATTGACCTTGCTTCGAGTTCAGCAATTACCGTGTCGGCAGGCGTGGTCACGGTCAACACGATTGAAGCGCACAGGTTTGCGGTGGGCGACACGATCTACCTGAACAACGTCACGATGACCACGGGGACGGCCTCGGCGTACAACTCCATCTTTACCGACACGGGAGCGATGACTTCCTGGTCGCAAGGCTATGTCATCACCACGATCGGAACAAAGAGTTTCACATTTGCCGCTGGCACAGGGCAGAACAATGCCGACGTAGGCGGCGCTCCCGGCATCTTCAATTTCGGCTACGGCACTTCGGGCAGCATGGTGCAGATGATCAACACCTCCAGCCCGCAGTACAGCCAGGAGATGACGTTCTACCGCGAGCAGCCGGTCACAAGCATGGTCTCGAATCCCGAAAAGGTTGCGATGATGAGTGACAACGGCGCGGGCACGCTGAAAATCCGCTTCTACCGCGCGCCCGGCTCGACCACCTGGGGCGTGAAGCTCGTCTATCAGGCGCAAGCCCCGGTGAAGCAGTCGCTCGGCGATACCTGGGCTCCCTTCCCCGATCACTACTCCGCGCTCTACCGCCAAGCGGTCGTGTACCGCATGTACCGCTGGCTGAACTCCCCGAAGGCGGAAGTCGAGTACCAGAAACTCCAGCAGGAAATCACGAAGATTCAGGCGTTCGATGACACCGAAGAAACCAGCGTCAGCCTCAAGCCCGAATCGCCGATCATGGATTCTGGCGACTCCTGGTGGGGGTGGTGAAAATGTGCATTCATAAATTAAAGCCGTCCAAGAAATTCAAAACCAAGGGCAGCGAATATTGCGTGAAATGCAAGAAAGAGTTTAGGAGGATTTATGGCCAAAATAGATGACAGCGACTTCACTCCGAAACCTCCGACCATTCCCAAGGTCGGCGAAAAGCTCGGCGAGCTTGACGGCTGGGTGTACAGCGAAGATCCGCAAAGAGGGCGCTTCGCCGACGATGACGACGACTGCGAACAGGATCACGCCTCCAGGTAGCAATGCCGCAAGCTAAGACTCCAGAACCTCTCCTGCTCCCGTTTTTTACTGCGGGACTGTTTCTCAACAGGAGTCCGCTATTCAATGCGCTGTCCAGCGTTGGCATTCAGTTTGTCACGCGCCATGACGCATTGATTGACGGCGTGAACATCGAGGTGACCGACCGCCTGACGCTCCAGCGCCGACCTGGCTTCGTGAAGTATTGCACGCAACAGCTTCAGGCCGGGGAAAAGGTCAACCAGTTCTACTCCGTGCGGAACCTGTCCGGCACTGTGACGCCGATGGTCGATACGAACTTGGCACTCTACACGCTCACGCCCACGGCCCTTACGTCCATCCTGACAAAAACCACCACGGGCCAAGCATTCGTTCAGCAAGTCGGGAACATCACCTACATCTCGGACGGCGTTGATTTTTACAAGTGGGACGGCATGACGCTGACCGGCTGGGGAACGGCGGCGCCGAGTGTTGCGCCAGTTGTTTCCAACGGGCTGACACGCCCCGGCTACTGGATTCCAGGCTTCGCCTATTCGGCCAACACGTGCCTGTTGGACATCAACGGCAACATTGAATTCATTAAGACCACCGGCAGAAGCGGCGCGAGCGTGCCTCAATGGACCGGAATCATCGGAGCCACAACAACTGACGGCACGGCGGTCTGGACGAATGTCGGCCCGCCCTCTCAGTGGGTCGCAAGCGTTGGGTACTTGGCGCCCACCGTCATCACCGACACGAACAACAATATTCAGCTTGTGACGGCGGCCGGAACCTCGGGCTCAAGCGCGCCGTCCTGGAACGCAACTCTGGGCGGCACGACCACGGACTCGGGCGTAACCTGGACGAATATCGGCCCCGGCACAGTGCAGGCGTATGCCGGATATTCGTGGGTCTATGCTTTTCGGACCATGCACGGCAATCTCAGCACGTCTTCTCCCGCGTCCCCGAGCACCGGCCCCATACTTTCCTCGACCACACTTGCCCCGGTCACGATCACGGCATGGAGCGTGACCTCGAACGTCGCCACATTCACGGCGGCAAACAGCTTCAGCGTTGGGCAGTACGTGACGCTCAACGGCTTTCCGGTCACCACGGGATTCAACGGGCAACAGGTGCAAGTCCTGGCGGCCGGACTTTCCGGCTCGCAGTTTGAAGCCAACTTCATGCTGGCGAATAGCAGCGCGACGGAAACTGGGACGGGTACGCCGGTCCTAGCAACGCTTGCATGCAGGCAGTCGCTTGACCCGGACTGCAACGGCACTGCCACGATCACAGCGATCCAGTTGCTTTCAAACGTTGTGACGGTTTTTTGCTCGAACAGCTTTACGCCTGGCCTCGGCATCGGCCTCTCGGGAATCACGACCGCTACATTTCTGAACGGGCAGACGCTCTATGTCCTCTCGGCAACTAGCACCCAATTCACCGCCGCGTTCACTCATGCTGATTATTCAAGCACCCCGGATACCGGGACGGCAACATTTTTCGCCATTGAAATCTATAGGACGGACGATGGCGGGGGGATCTGGTACTTCGACAGCGCGATCCTGAATCCGAGCTTCAGCAGCCCGCTCGGTCCTTACGACAGCGGCCTCACGATCTGCGGCGCGGGCGCGGATACGGGCGTTCCGGGAACGAACACCTGGACGAATCCAGGCAATGTGACCTCGGCGTCGAGCTATGCCACATCCGCTTTTAACCCTGGATCTGGTTCCGTGGCTTTCTCCGTCATTCAAAGCGCGAAGTACGGCGTCAATAACAGCCTGTTTACAGGCAGCATTTCGGTCACGCTTCCATCCGCTGTGAATGCAGCAAACAAGTTGCTCGTGTTCTGCATGGGTGAGAACGTCACCTCGATCAGCGATTCTCAGGGGAATGCCTATACCAACTTGGTCACTGGGGGATCATTTAACTTTTTTAATGCCTGGATCGTCAACTCCCCCGCTGCCGGTTCAACGCGGATCACCGTGAATTGTGGATCTTCCGACACCCTCTGGCACCTATTCGCCATCGAGATTTCTGGAGCGGTTTCGGCTTCGCCGGTTGACCAGACGGCCAGCAGTCTCACGGGCGCGTCGGGCAGCACATTTAATACGGGGAGCGTGACAACCTTAAACGCCACGGATGGTGTAATCACCGCCGCGTATGCCAGCCCCGGCACGGGGCAGGTAAAACCTTCCGGCTATACGCTGATCGACAGCCTAATCTCCAATCCCAGCGGTCAGAATAACGTAGAGACTGCCGTCGCTTACGAGGCGTTCAACAGCACGAGCACCTACTCTCCGACGTGGAGTCACAGTGGCAGCGTGCCTCATTGGTACGGCTGCACAATCGCTTTGAAGCTCAATGCGACCGCCCTAAGCGATCCCCTGAATGCCACGACATTCAGCATCCCTGTTCCAGCAGGCGTGACGCCTCAGGGCCTCACGTTCTCATTCGATGCGAAATTCGACGGCGGTGCGGGCGATGGAACCATGACCGCGCAAATCCTGCGCAATGGAGTGCCATACTCGAACATCAAGACCATTACGCTCACATCGAGCACGGTCACCTACTCGCTCGGGGGGGCAAACGATTCCTGGGGCGTCACGTTCGTACCAGCCGACATCACGGACGACACCAACTGGGGCCTTCAGCTCGTCGGGATTCAAGCGGCGGAAGCGGGCGGTCCCTACACCTTCTCCGTGCGCCACGTGAAAGGAAGAGTCCAGGGCCTATACGGCATCGAGACGGCCAGCTTCTACGACACGAACACCGACGCCGAACTCGACAATGAGCTGGTCGCGCCATTGTTCCACCTGAACGATCCACCTCCAGGAGCGACAGGCTCCCTCTCAGCCACTGGCGGAACGATCATTGCGTACTGGATGGGGCGAATCTGGATGCTCGTCGGAAACAACCTGTACTTCAGCGGCGGCCCCGACACGCTCAATGGCATCAGCGAGGAATGCTTCCCTCCCGCCAATGTGTTCACTTTCCCCGGCGCTGGCACTGGTTTGTGGCCCACCACAAATGGGCTTGTCGTCGGCACGACCGCTGAATGGTATGCAATCCTCGGAGGCCCGCAGACCGTTTCGTTTTACCCGCAAAGAATCCTCACGAATTTCGGAAGCCTTTCTCCGAACGCCGCGCACCAGGACGGCGATGACATTTACATCTACACGACGCAGAAACAGGCGTTCAAGATTTCAGGCGGCAAAGAGGAAATCGGCTGGAATGTCGGACCGCTGCTTTCCAAAGGGCAGAGCACGGCATCGGCAACGGCAAGCGCGTGGGCTCCCGGCTCAACCTACCTCACAATGCACCGTAACGGAGAGGACTCGGGAATCTATCTCTCAAATGCCGTCGAGTCAATCGCGCGCTTCAGCCTGAATGCGAACAACTGGAGCCCGATCTACCAACCTCTTTTGACCGGAAGCCCATCCATCGGGGCCATCAATTCGGTCGAGACCTCCAGTGGGATCTTCTCGCTTCTCGCCGCCTCGAATGCGACCGGGGACTACATCTACGCGCGAAGCCTGACCACCTTCACGGACAACGGGCACGCGTATGACGCTAAAGTGATCGTTGGCAATATCGTCGTGACGCAGCCCGGACAGCCGATGGTCCCGCTGTATTTTATCAACCTGATCGGAATGAACGTCGGAAGCATTCCCACGGTCGCCTTTATGTCGAATGAAATAGCCACGACGGGCGGCGCGGCCTTTACGACCCTGCCCCTGGCGCAAGATGATCCTGCATTTCTGAAGACGAGCAAGACGCTGATGGCGAAACGCTGGCCCACACAGATGAATCAGATTGCGACCCCGCTCCTTATGAAACACTTGCAAGTGAGCGTCGATTTCGGCAACACCGATACGGTCGCCAACGAAATCTTGACCCTTGGCCTCCGTTTCGACCAGGAGCAGATGGGATGAATCCGAGGCAGGGAATGCGCTGGCCGAATATCAGTGCTCAGACCGAGCTGGCTCAAGTGAAGGTCGCCGGCACGGCGCCGCTTTCTTCTCTTTCGCAGCCAGCGCGGCAGGGCACGCAGGGGGTCCCCCAGGCAGTCAGCAGCGTGTCCGCAACCAAGCGCATTCTCACGGCTACAACGTGCAGGGTCACGGTGTCCTTCGCCCGCAATCCGGGTGACCCCTACTTCACGCAGGCCAAGGCTTACCTGAAACTCGGGTCGGGCGTGCCAAGTCTCGTAGCGGAAGGAACCACTTCCCCGCTGACGTTCGTTACGGCGCGCACGGGAGTACCGGCTACGGTCTTTGTTGTGTCGATCGGCAACTGGGGCAGCACGGCGCTCGCAAACAGCCCTGGGAAGGCGCTATCTCTTGCTTAAAATCACGGCAGAGACCATGCCGCTGGCCGTTTTTCCTGAGTCGGATGCCAAATTGTTTACGAAATGGATGTGGAGGCAGAAGGAATCGAGCAATTTCGATCCGGCGGTCATCGCTGCGCCTCGAACCTGCATGGTCAAAGCCTCCCAGGACGGCCAGACCATCGCCTTGCTCCCGGTTCAGCCTGTTCTTTCGCTCGAGTCTCTGTGCAACGATGAGAACCTCACCAAAAGCCAACTAACTCTCGCGCTGTACGAGATCCACGTGCTCATCAAGAAGATCATGCGCGATTCCGAATGCACCGAAGCCTACTTCACGACGAGCCACGATGAATTTGCCGAACTGTGCGAGGCGAACGGCTGGAAAAGGCACCTTTTCGATGAAAAGAAACACACCTGGCTGATGCGGTTGCAGCTTCCCTCTGATTTGCTAGGAAAACTATGCGAATTACCCTGAATCCAATTTTGGACATCGAGACGCTGACCTTTGTCGGCCACGACGGCTGCTACGAGTACACTGGGCCGATTTGGCGGTGTAAAGGCGATCCGACCGCGCAGGCCGCCGAAACCTCTCAGGCCAACTTCGATAACCAGCTCACTTCCCTGTTCACGGCGCAGTACGGCAAGCAGTCCGCCATTACGAATTACCTGACAAATCAGCTTGAGCCGAACATCTCCAAGGGCGGCCAAGGCGAATCTCCAGCGGCGCTGACTGCGGCGCGCACCGGCGCAACGGACACGATTTCCTCGCAGTATCAGAATGCGCAGAGGGCTGCCGGGGCTGTGGCGGCCGAACACGGAGGCGATGCTCTGCCTTCTGGCGTCAACGCGCAAGTCGCCGGGTCGATCGCGGCGGGGGAAGCCGGGGCACAGTCAGAGGCGCAGAACACGATCACGGCTCAAAACGAAGCCCTGAAGCAGCAAAACTACTGGAACAGCGTCGGAGCGTTGAGCGGGAATGCGAGCCTTGAGAATCCGTTGGGGTATGCCGGGGCGGCCTCTGGCGGATCAAACGCCGTGAGCGGGCTGTCTCAAGCTGAGACGGCGGCACAGGGCCCGACGCTTGGGGCAATCATCGGTTCGGTCGCTGGCGGGGCCGGATCGGCTCTGGGCGGCTATCTGGCACGCAGATGAGGGCATAATTATGACAGACGAACCATTGATGGGAACAGACGCGCCGGACGTTGGATCGCCCGCTCCCGCGCCCATGCCCGCAATTCCATCTCCCGCTCCTGGGATCAATCCCTCAGAGGCTCCCGCTGCGCCCGCCGCACCTGGCCCGGCAAAGCCCGGACTCTGGGCATCGGTGCTTCAAGGTGCCCTTTCCGGACTTGCTGGCGTAAACAACGTCAGAGGGCGTGGAGGATTCGGATCGGGAGCCGGCGCGGGCGCGGAGAACGAATTCAAGCAGCAGGTGGTGCAAAAGCAGCTTCAGTTCGAGAGTGCGCGTGCGGCTGACTCTCATGTCCAGGCTTCCAAAACAGCTCAACTCATCGCGGCGCAAACGGAAGAAACGCGGGCAAAGATTGCCAAAGACCAAATCGAAGCCAATGCCTTCGCCGACCAGCAAGGCTACCCGCATCCCTTCGCAACGATCAAGGGCGACAACCAGGAGGATCTGAGCAATCAGGGGCAGGGTGCTATGCAGGCGAACGCGGCTCGCAACGGCGGGCTCATTGGACCTGTCACTGCCACGAACATCCCGCACTCGGCAGACGAGCCGAACCACGAGATACATGGCCGTCAAATCATCCTGAACGACTTGACCACGAATCCCAACGGCGTGCTGAAAGCGATTAACGATGGTCAGCTCGCAAACGGTCAACTGCCCTTCGCCTCGATGGAGGACGCCAAGCAGCACTATCGGATGTCCAATCCCAAGGCCCCCATGGGGGACCTGCTGAACGACGCCAACTCGGGAATGTCCAGAATGATTTCGCCCATGCTGCCGACGAAAGATTTGGCGGCGGATCAGGCGACCGTCACGAAGCTCACGAGTCAATCCGACTTCGCCGCGCAATATGCGAAGGAGCACCCGGAATTTCAAGCGACGGCGGATCGGTTGAAATCGCAACTCGGGACGTTCTCCGATCTTGTTCAGCAGGAAAAGTCAGGGCAGACGAAACTAGCGCAGAGTCAGGCACTCAGCAGCAATATCACGAAGCTGGAATCCAGCCCCGAGGAACTTGCCAAGCCCGGCGCTCAGGCGAGCATCCAGGGGATGCTGAAAGACCCGAACCTGGACCCGGCTGACGCGCCACGGCTCCAGTCGTTAATTCCCAAGGCCCAGCAGGCACTCATTGGCGATTTGGACCTCACGAAGCAAAAAGAGGAAAACGCCGCCAAGGTCAAGATGGCCTTCGACAATAAGCCGGTTTATGCCGTGGATTCTGGCGGCAAAACGATTATGACCACGCAAGCCGCGGTCAACGCGAACACGAGCGCCTACGGTTCGGTGCGGCCGGTCAAGGAAACGGATGTTCGCGCGGATCAGCATGACATCAAGGTGCTCAACGACATTCAGGTCAAATCGGACAACGTGAAAACGGCAGCCTCGGCCCTGGATTCGACATCCTGGGGTCAAGCTGCGGGCGTGGCGAAATATCTCACGGACCATCCAGAAACGACCTCGGACAGCATCGTCAATTCGAAGATTCTGGCTGGACTCACGCCACAGGCGCGGTCCTATGTCATCAACGTACTGTCTCTGCGCGAGTCGGCAATGGGCCTCCAGAAAGTCCTAACCGGCAGTGCACGCAGCAACGAACAGCAGATCAAAGCCCTCCAGGCCACACTGCCGGGCTTTGAATCGAATTCCGGGGTAGTGGGCCAGAAACTTGGCGCGTTCGACCAGAACCTCGGGATGCTGTCCCAGGGGCTGCCTGAGAATACGGGCGTGGCGATTCAGGTTAAACCGGCAGCGACACCGCAGACTCACGTCTTTGACTCAAAGGCATGGGGAGCAGCGAATCCGGGCAAGGACGTGAATGCCGCAATTGCTCAGGCTAAATCCCAGGGCTTCCAAATAAAACAATGAGTGGTGAGACTCTCGACCTAAGCGCTGGCCTGACTCCTGCGCCTATAGATTTGAGCGCTGGACTCACTCCAGCAACGACCACGCCTCCTGGGCAGAACAATCCGCCCATGAGCGCGGATCAGCAGGCAGCCTATGCACGCGGTCAGGCTCCAGCACAGCAAGACTCCGCAGAGCCTTCGACTCTTTCCAGCGTCGGCACAGGAATTGAAAAAGGTGCGGCTGAGACTGTGCACACAGCTGGAAAGTTTCTCCATGACAAGCTCGGCATTCCGATGCCTGACGAAGTTCTGCGTCCAGAATTGGAAGGCGGGACTGGATCTAAAAACACAGCGGAGAGCGCTGGCAAGTTTGGCGAAGGCGTTGCCGAATTCTTTCTTGGCGATGAAGGGGTTAAGGGTTTGGGGCTTGCGGAACGGCTCGGCATGGCGCAGAAGGTAATAAAGATTTCTGCCGAGCATCCGATTATCGGCAAGGCCATCGCAATGGGAATGCACTCGATGCGTACCGGCGCGGTCAGCGGAGGCGAAGCGCTTTTGAAGGGAGCAACGCCTGGAGAAGCGGCAGAGACGGCCGGTGGAGTGGCTGCTGGCGGCGCGGCCCTTGACGCCGCTGGTGCTGGTATCAGCGCATTGAGAAGCCCCGCAAAAGCAGTTCAGGAAGGAATTGCGAACATTGCCAGGGATGCGGGCAACGCTAAGGGAGCAATCACACCCACAGCAGCCGACCCGTATGGTTTCCGGCAAGTGGCCGATGAGCAGGTCGGACGCTACAAGGTGCTGGCCAATAAGCTAGACACGCTCTCGAATAATGCTTTCTCCGACGCACAACAAGAAGTCGCGGACGCGAGAGATGACTTTACCGCTGCGGGCAAGAAAGCCTTTCGGGAGGCACTGACCAAAATGGATACTGTGATAGACACGTACGGCAAGGGGTTCGATACCGCTGGGATGAAAGCGGACTACAAGGCGGCGATGGCAAACAATCGGATCGCTGCTTTCTTGAATCCTACCACGGAAGAAACTGGATCAGGCGCTCCCGAGGCCACCGCCAAGGTCGGGCCTGCGTTGAAGGAGAAATTCCTAGACTTGGTACAGAACCAAAAGGGCCTACTAGACAGGGCTGGATGGACGGAAGATCACGTGACCCAAGCTATGAATTTGGCGAGAAAGCTGGCTGGGACTCAAACAGTGAGAACTGTGGCTAAGATAGGGGCAACGGCCGCAGGGGCAGGCGTCGTTGGAGAACTGGCTCACAAGGGCATTAGTGGTTCTTGGTAGGGTTCAGAGCAATTTTGTCAGAACGATACATGCGAGCCCCGCAAATATTCCGAAACCTTTACCTTCTGCTGGAGACGTAAGGACCGCAAGGGCGAACAAGACAGCAAAGGCAGTGAGGCCAGCGGCAACCTTGAGCCACTTCTTATTCTTGTCAGACAATGAAAACAGAAAGTCAATCGCCTTATCAAATGGAAAATTCCAGATAGCCAGTCCGAGAACAACTCCCGCCGCAATCGTTAGAATTAGCATGTGTATATGTTCCCTCAAAGTGACGCTTCTGTCAATGGCGAACGTTTTACGAATGTGTCTGCGAACAAATAGCGAAAACATGAGTCCACGACTATGAGCATGGTACAGGTAGAGACCTACGCATTCGGCACGATAGAGAACCCGCTGTCAAACGGCGGTGTGTTCACGATTGTGGCCGACGTCGCTTTCACCGGCTCTTTAAAGGTCATAGCCGGCAACCTCTGCGAGACAGTAACCGCGGCCGCCGTTGGGGCTACTCTTTATTCAGGATCGGTTCCCGCGCCAGGCAACACTTGGCCCGCCGATCAGTACGCCGAATTGACTTTAACGACGTTTGCAACGTCCGGCGATCTCGCCTATATGCTCGTCCGTCAAGGCACTGCTGCGAGCGGGACTCGATACGCCGCCCGATTGGATCTCACTGCGCAGACCTGGGCGCTCTACGCCTGGGTTGCCGGAAGCCTTAACACACTCGTCGCCCCCGCTGCCCAGGCGTCCGTTCAAGGCGACCTTTTCAGGCTGTCCGTCACGGGGAATGTTCTTTCCCTGAGCCGCAACGGGTCCGTCGTTCAATCGTTTACCGACACGAACAACTACATTGCCAGCGGATCGCCCGGTTTCGGACTCTACGCCACGACCGCCATAGCCGGTATCCAAACTTCCCTTTGGGCAGCCGGCGCAAATCAGGCAGCGACGCCGACATTTAGTCCGGTCGCCGGATCATACACCGGAACGCAGAATGTCACGGTTACGTCCGCGTCCGGTGGAACGATCTACTACACGACGGACGGCTCGACGCCGACACATGCCTCTAATTCAATTTCAAGCGGCGGCACGGTCTCTGTATCCGCAAGCGAGACCCTTAAGGCCATTGCCTCCGTGGCTAATTTCGTGGATAGCGCGGTCGGCAGCGCGGCATATACCATCACCCCGGTAGCCGCCACTCCGACCTTCAGTCCGAACGGCGGGACGTTCAATAACGTCGCCTCGTTAGTCATCACCATCACGTCAGCTACTCCCGGCGCGACGATTTACTACACCAAGGATGGGACCGTACCGACACACGGCTCCAGTTCCATTTCGAATGGCGGGACGATTTCGATCACCGCGTCGGCCACGGTGAAAGCGCTCGCCGCAATAGCCGGTTCGGCGGATAGCACTGTAGCTAGCGCGATATTTACGCTCACGCAGTCACCAGGAGTTTTTCTCTCGGGAACGATCACAAGCATCGCAGGCGCGAGCCAAGCCGGGACCGTAACGGCCACGCTTGGGTATTTCGGTTCAAATCCTCCAATTATCACCGGCAGCTCTGCGCTCGTTCCGATCACGGTCTCGACAGTGGCGGCGAGCAACGGAACGTGGGCCTTGAACCTGTGGGGCCAGGACCAAATCACTCCCGTCGGCACGATTTACACGATCGCCATCACGCCTGCGGGATCTTACCAGGCCATATGGATCGCTGAATACGTAATGACGAGCGGGACGTATGACCTCAGCACCTTAACGCCTGCGACTTCCCTTCCCGCCATGTTCATTCCGGCAGGGCCGCGAGGTCTAACGGGCGCAGCCGGTCCGGCCGGACCGAGCGGCGGCTTGGTTTCGATTGTCACGGAATCGGCAAACTTTGCTGCGGCGACTGGTGCCCTGTACCTCGTGACGACGGCAGCGAGCACCATCAATGCCACACTGCCGACGGCGGTGGGGATTACAGGTCAATTAGCATGTATAAAAAAAGTGGATGCCGGGGCAGGAACGGTATCCGTGCTCACCACGTCCGCGCAGACCATAGACGGACTTTCTTCCTACCAGCTCACGAATCAATTCCAATATGTCGAGGTAATCAGCGATGGTTCGAATTGGCAAATTATCAGCAATAATTAGCGCGATTCTTTTACTCTCCGGCATTGCCCGCGCACAAGGAACGGCCAGCAACGTCCGCCACGGCGCCGCGCTTCCAGCTACGTGCAACGCAAGCACGGGTCAAGTATTTTTTCTGACCACAGCGAGTCCGGCGATAGGTCTGTATTCCTGTACGGCGACGAACACATGGACGACTGCATCTAGCACGCCCACCTTAAACCAAGTTCTCAGCCCTACATCGTCCGCGACATTCAATGTTGGCGCGACTGCCCCGGTAACTTTCACTGACCCAGGATCATTTTCAAGCGCGGCGCAGAATACCGACCTTCAAAGCACCGTCACCGGCGGCGGCACTTGCAACACGACCAGCCTGACGACACCGTATTTTTTCACCAGCGCAATGGTCGCGCTCACCTGCGACCCGGTGGGCTCTGCTGGCGTGACGGATGCCTACTCAAACGGAATTTGGGGCGCCTACGTCGGACGCAATACCGGAACAGGTGGTCAGTTTGGATGGGTCGGCGGCGTCGGACTTTATGGAAGCGGGTTCGCCTATGCCAACAACGAGCACGTGTGGGGCGGCAACCTAAGCGTCACGGACCAAGCAAGTCAAACCGGCAACGTCATCATCGCCAACGAGCTAGACACCTCGGTAAGCAATACCGCGACCACTGGATATGCGGCACTTGCCAGCATGAGAGGCAATGCTCAATCCACAAACTTTCCAGCGTACTACGTTCAGGCCCCAGCGGGATCGGGCTCCTATACTGTCGGCTTTCAATGTGCAGACGGCTCTATTCTTACCGCCGCTGTCGATTGCATCGACATCGGTCAAGCGACCGCTGGCGCAGTACAAACGAACTCTCTCGCTCTCTACATCAGAAGTCGTGACAATGGTGGCGCGGTAACGTCTTTCTTGCAACAGCAAAAAGGCGACGTGTTGATGGATGTTGGGGTTCCATTCGCTTTATATAATCCCAGTACGGGCGTCGAATCCTACGGCATTGCTCTTACTTCCGCGAGCGCCTCCATCGTCACGAACATGCTTGTAAAAGTAAACACCGGGGCAGCGGATTCCGTTATCCCATGCACCACGGCAGACACGCTCTGCCTTGGATTTGTACAGTCACAAGAAGCTAGCGGACAATATTTGTGCAACAACACATCCACAGATTGTCCGGTTGCCACAATTCCGGGCAGCAAGGTCAAAGGCATCCTCGGGACCGGGACGTGTGCGATCGGCAACAATGTGATCGCGGATACAACCACCAACGGCCGCATCAAGTGTCAGGCGGGAATCCCAGCCCAAGGCGCCTGGGTGGGAATCGCAATTTCCGCACAAGCCTCAGTGGGGAGCACGGTCGATATCATTCTCAAGATGCAGTGAGCAGGAACTTTTATGGGATCACCCATTCCAATCACGGTAGGAAACTTTGCCGGGTACGCGCTGGCGATAACGAGCCCTACGCTCGGCTCCTTCGCGGCAAATCCCATTCCAGTCGTGTTCTGCGATGCGAACGGAAACGAATACACAGTCACTGGAGCCACAAAGGGCAGCTTCAGTCAGTCGCCCATTCCGGTAGTGCTGTGCAATTCCAATGGACTGCCCATCACGCCGCCGATTGTCGCCACCTCGAACGGCAACTCCATCTCCGTGACATCCACTCTCACCGGAAACAAGCTTGGGCGGCCGCTCCCTGTCTGCCTCACAGATCCCAACGGAAATGCGCTGGGACTCAGCGGATTCAGCTTTGGCACGGAAGCAGGTTCTCCGACGCCAGTGGTTCTCTGCGGCACGACCGGAAAGACGGTCACCGCAACGCTCGCAACCTAATGACCTATGAATCCACGAATGAACATCAGGGCAAGGGAAGGCGACACACCGGAAAAGCGCATCGTAGCCGTACTGCGCACGCTTATTTTGGAAATGATTCACCCGCCGCCCGCCGTCCCTGATTATGCGGACATCGCGGAGAGGCTTGGCCCTTACCTCGAATACGAACTCCTGGCCGCGCAACTGAAGGAAGCCAAGAACACCATCGCAGAGTTGGCGAGAATAGCCAGCCCGATCGCTCGAGAACTCTACCTTACGACGCGCGAAGATGACTTACAGAAGGCGCTCGATCTCCTTGCGGGGCGCATTCAGGATAAAGACTTGCAGAAATGAACTCTCTCGACATCGCAATCCTAAGCCTTGTCTGTATGGTTGTCGGGGTAGTGATAAGCAAAATTTGGATTGGCGCATCCCAGGTTGCAGCCTTTCAGGCGGCTATAGCAAAGGCCAAACAGGACGTGAACAACGTGGGCGTGAACGTGCGAAACAATGACAGAAAGGCAAATCGCAGGAATCAGCAGATGGTAGCGGCGCAATTGGACATCCACGCCGAGAACCCGAAAGCTATCAGGAGAATCAGCACACTTTTGAAAGACGATTCCTGGGAGTGAGGCGGACCTAGTGACATTGAGCCATGAGACGCGCGACCAATCCCTCGCCAATGCCATTCTTACCATGTGGCGAATCCTTTCCTCGATGCGCATGGCTCTCATGCCGATGGAAAAACTGATTCGCGTGGCCTGGGTCATTCAAGCCCTGCCGCCCGAATTGCGCGACACAATCCGTAAAGAAGCGGAGAAGCGCGCCCTCGTGAAAGACGATAACCCTGGGAAATTCTAAGGAGAAAAGATGCCGGATCCCAACGCAGTCTCAAATGTTCTCTCTACGCAGGTCGCCGCGGCCGCTGCAACGGTGTGGATCATGCAAAAGCTCAAAAGCTCGCCCTGGTTCCCGCTCCTTCAGCACGGCCAAAAGACTGCCAGTCGAGCCGCAAGCATCATTGTCGCTTTCTTCGTCTCGATCGGGATTGGCTACACCTGGAATCGTAACGTGGATGGGTCGCATGTGCTGATTCTCGCTATTCCCACGACTGGTGTGCTGGCCCTCGGCGCCTGGCACTGGTTTCAGCAGTTTACCTTCCACGAACTCATCTACCAGACCACTGTGAATAAGCTCTCCATCACAACTTCAACGCACGGAGAAGCAACTGCTGCGGCGCGCGTCACGCCAGAGGGGCAAGTGGTGATCCCGAAGCCATGAAACTTTTTGGCAATCAAATCAGATGGACCGACCCAGAGCATGACGCATGGAAACGGGAGCAAAGTGCAAAGTACGGGTGGGGCGGACCCGATTCGATTTGGACGGTGAAATTCATGCTGCTGGTGGCCTTTATTGTTCTGGTGTTCGCTGTGATCACTGCGGCACTTTCCATATCCCTGTTTGGCAGTTGGAAACTCCAATGACCGGGGACGCAGGCTTGCTTTTGATGTTGGGATTGTTCTTTTGCGGCGGATTTCTGGTGCGCTACTTCTCAGAGGAGGAAAGATGATTATTTACCTGAATTTGCTCGTGGCAGTGATCGGCCTTTTGATGTATGCCCTCTCCGCGAACGGCAAGCTCGTGGAAATCGGGCGCATCATGTTTTTCTGCGGGCTCTTGGCGTTTCTGCTTGGAGACGCCGCACTCGTGAATGTGATTCGGCACTGAGGAGGGCGCGATGCCGTTCTGGTTTGTGGTTTTACTTCTGATTTTGTTTCTCGGTGTCCCTGGTGGCTACTACGGCTACCACACCTACGGCATGGCCGGCGGGATCGGCCCACTCGGACTCATCGTACTTGTGCTCGTCATCCTGTGGATTGCTGGCGTGTTTCCGCGTAACCGGGCGTAGCCATGTGGATCTGGGAGCAGAAAACTGGCCGAATGCTGAAACAAGGCAGCGGCCTGCTGGCGTCCGGCTATTCCGGAGCAGGAGTGGGGAAAAATGCCCCGACCGAAGAAAACGTCAAAAACGTCGGACCCATCCCCGAGGGATTCTACGATGTCCAAGCTCCCTTCGACTCTCCGACCCACGGCCCTTTCGCCTTACGACTACTCCCCGACGCTGGAAATGCAATGTTTGGCCGAGGAGGTTTCCTCATCCACGGAGATTCCATCGAAAGGCCGGGGCAAGCGTCGGAGGGCTGCGTCATCCTCCCCCGATTCGCCCGAGAAATAATCTGGAACGGCGGGGACCACCGGCTTCAGGTCGTGAAGGAACTTCTGACCAGTACATAGCCTCCCCGAGCGCCCGCCACTTTACCCCAACGCAACGCACAATTGGGACGCTCACAATTGGGCCGGATGGCTGACGAAAGGCCGTCCGGCCTCCCTCACCATGAACATTCTGAATCGCTTTTTCAAAGGCAAGCTCGACCAGGTGAAAGACTGGCAGAATCCAGATCGTGAGGAGACACCCATGCCGTGCCCGGAAATCACGCTGGATGGAATCGACAAAGACCTTTACGCAAAGCTGCTTGCTGAGGCCACCGAAGCCGGCATTGAATTCAACGGCTCACAAGCAACCATCCACGAGGGTCCCATTCTTCTTTTGTTCGACTGGAATTACGATTCCGAAACGCGGACGTTGCACGTCACCTGCCTCAAAAAGCCTTTCCTTTACGGCTGCGGGGCAGTCGAAACCCAAATCCGAGAGTTAGTCCAGAAAGCCAAAGGAGCTATTTGATGACAAATAAATTCATCACGGTCATGGAAGCAATCGGCCGAGACGCACTGAAGGCTTTGACGTTCGTCGAAACCTACCTGCCGAAAGCCGCGGAACTTGCATCCCTGTTCTTTCCAGCAGAAGCCGCAACGATTACAGGCGTCGTGAACGCTACGGCCCTGATTCAAAAGGCTGTCGTTCTGGCGGAACAAAAGATGGCGGCTGGCGGCCAGGCAACGGGCACGGGACTCCAGAAAGCGGCGGACGTGATTTCCACCGTGGAACCGACCGTCACGCAGCTTTTGAGCGAAGCGGGGATCTCTAACGTGGACACGGCCTACATCCAGAAGATCGTTGATGCGGTGGTAGCGGATTTGAATGTGCGCGACGCTACGGCAACGGCAACGTCAGCTTAGGATCTTTCGGAAGAGATGGCTGGGCCGCTCGCGGGGTGCGGCTTCCGAAAGCCCCGCATACTTCTTTTCCAAGCCTCTACCCACGTGGCTCGCTGCTTTCGTTCGCCTAATAGGCTGTAGTCGCCAGCAATGCCCATTTACGTGATCCGTTCGCCGCTTTTGACCAGTTCAGGGCCAGGGCCGGAAGTTTCGCGGGATCTTGCCTTCCTCAATGCCCGCACAGCTCGGCGCCTTCGAGAATAAATCACTTGATCGGCATTCTCACACTTGCGACATCTTCGTGAACCATAAGCCCTGATGATTAGATTCTTGCCGCTAAGTTCGTGACCCCTAATGCAATGTGTTCGCTTTGCATTTTGAGCTGGAGGAGATACGCCTCTTATATAATTTTCGTAGCGAGTGACGGCTTCCAGATGTTCAGGATTCACGCATCTTCTGTTTCGGCACAAATGATCGATTTGCAGTCCATCCGGTATTTTACCTTTTGATATTTCATAGGAAAATCTGTGAGCTAGGATTGCTTTTCTGCCATTTCTAGAGAAATTGCCGTAACCAGTCCCGCTTATGGCTCCAGTCCAGTTCCAGCAACCGTTGGTCTGGACGCTTAACTTGCGCTCAAACCTAGCACGCTCGTTCATTTGGCCCTCGCTTTTCTCAGTGCTCGAATTGCCCGGCAACTCCAACATCGGCATGGATATGGCTTGCCCTCATGCAACGTTTCGGGCCCTCGGAGGCAAATTTGGAGGTCGATCAACTCGTAAAGTTCCGCAGCGGCCTTATGGAACGGACAGTGCACCACGCTCGCTGGGAAATGGGCATCAGCAAGGTCGTACTTCACTCGGCAATCGCATCTAGGGACTGAGATGTTTCCTCCTCGCCGCGCTCCCTCCTGCGGCCTGAAAGTCTCGGGCGGTCAGTCGGCTAGAATCTGATGCTCACAAAGCAAAGCTCCCTTTGGCGCCCAGTCGTCTTCCGGGTGAACTCGATATGCTTTCCTCGGATGCAAAGAATCCTTAGCGATCGCCACTTTCACGACGCGAACAATCTTTCCCTCTGGCCATGTAAAACCTCGATCATAAAACGTCGGACACATCCTGCGCATCTTATCCGACACGAGCCTCACCGGCTGCCACCCTCGTTCGTCGCTCACGTCCATTCCTTTCCCCGAGTCTCGGGCGGTCGGTCAGTCGTCTTCATCATCCTCGTAAAACCAACGACAGCCACAATTTATGCAATGATGCTGCCCTTCGTGCTCTATTTTCCGGTCGCACTGCGCCCCACAAGATGGGCAGGTGCTTTCATCGCACAACTCGCTCATGTCCATTCCTTTCCCCGAGTCTCGGCGAGTAAGATGGGTGACGCCTATGTCTGCCGATTGCGTGGATCACCCCAATGCGCCAACCAACAAGCTCGGTAGGAACTGCCGAGTTAAGTTCGATGATTGGCTTCGCAAGCAATAGTTTCGCCCGCTTTTTTTCGGACTTTTCATCCAGAGGGCCGTTAATGCGCACACGGATTGTGGCTATGCATTCATATTCGCGCCAACATCCCTTTTCAGCCACGCTGCTCCTTTCCCCGAATGCGCCGGGGCCCGCGGGCATCCAGAAGGCCAGACCCTATAGCCGCCCGGTGCATAGGACTCTCAGCGTCGCCGCCTGTCCAGTTCTGCGGTTCCCAGTATCGGCCTAGTTTGTCCGGCCATCTCGATGCTCGCCGCGCCGGGTGCGAGGGTGGCTCACTGCACGTCGGGAGGCGGTTCTACGAGTGCCATAATCGTCCCCTCTTCGTCGTAAGTGAATCCGCCGCAATCATCACTAGAACAGTATATACAGCGGCCTGAGTCGTCGTGGCAATCTTCGGGACAGCCGCAGAAGCATAGTCGAAAATCGCTCACGCTCACCTCACCCGCCCTTGTGCTTGCCGTCTCCCGGTTGCGCTGCGTGCACTCGACACAACGGATTGAGTAGCCTAATCAAATTGTTATTTGTCAGCGGCGTGCATGTGCAGGTCGGCTGCGCTGCATCCGGTCCATTGTCGCCACCCCATTCAGTGTCTAGGAATGCGGGCTGCGCTGCCCCTTCACCTAACGCGGCCTGGCAAATGTCGCAGACTTGGTGCTCATGTAAATGGCAATCACAAGATGGGCTAGAAGTTTTACTTCTCCGCTGTCTTATTCGACCAGCGCCACCACAATGAAAGCAATGATGTCTGTATTCAGGGTCGCAATCGCATTCGATTTCTACCCATTCCATTGTCCCTTCGCCTGACGCGGCCGGCGCGGCTGACGAGTCGATGGCCTTTCGATACTCGTAGTACAGATTTCCGATAAACTCCAATGTTTCAGCAGCACCGCTGTCCACCGGAACATGGGTCCCGGTCGACGTCGGATACGACTTTCGGAATGAGCGAATTTGGAGTAGTACGTCCATTGCGCCATTTAACTTCGCCCCACGCGCCATTTGCTCACAGTGGGCGGCGATGAGTTCGGCAACGTCCGCTATCCACTCATCGGATGTTTTAGTGGCTTTTCCCGGTTTACTCCATATCTTCTCGGCCAACTCTCTATCGCTCTCATTCATGGCTGTACTCTCCGGTATTCGACGGCTCGGTATTCATCACAGCCTTTGATGGCCTTTTCACGTTCCATTTCCTTTGCTGCCTTATTTTCAGCAATTGCCCGTCCGAGCGAAGCCCAATGGCAAACTGGCGTCCAATCTTCCCTTGGCGACCTGGTTTCGATAATCCACACGCTGTCGCTCATGGCTGGACTCTCCGACATTCAACAAGGCGATACTCTCTTTGAGGAAAAGTTGTTTCGTTCATTTTAAGAGTGTCATTAGCCAACTGCTCCGATAGCATGGGGAGAACATCAGCAATGTGCCAATCTCCCACGTTTGATTTGGTGCGTCGAAACTCGATAATCCACACGCTGCCCGTCATTTCTCCCTCGCTTTCCCGGCTTCTTTCGCGGTCCGGTGAACGTGCCCGGCGCACCAGTTGCAGACCAGTTTATTGCAGTCCTTGCAGCGCAGTCGGCGTCCCGGTACTTCCTCGCCGCAATCTTCACACTCGCGGTTAGCCTTCTTTCGCGCCATTCGTCCCCCTCGCTTGCCGGAGTGCGGCCTCAAGTAGCCCGACGAACTTCTTAACGTGGTCACAGTCCATTCGTACCGCGTATTCTCGGCCTTCCTTAACCAGATTCTCCATCGGCTCCAGCAGGCGGGCGTCATGCTCGGCCAGCGCGTTGCCTGTGGAGATGAGTTCTTCTATGGCGTCTTGAGCGGCATCACAGATGGGCTGTCCGATTTGAATTTCCGTGTACATACCCGCATCCCGACCGCCGGCGCCCAATCCATCCTTCACCCTTTTAACCGCGCCTATTGCACTCCTGTACGCCGCTTCGACCGCTGCCAATGAATAATTAGCGCAATCGGGACAATCCTTGTGTTTTTTGCAGGGCACGTTCCCTCCTTCTACGACGTTTACTGACGCGATCCTTTGCATTTTTGCAGAACTTACAACCCCGAAAACTTCTGTGCCATTGGCTGCCTCCTACGAATCACCACGGCCAATTAACCCGACTGCAAACTGAATCTGTTTCAAGAGCTTTGCCGATCCCTTTTCGAAATCAAAATCCTTTGGGATTAAAATGTGAATCTCGCACCACTGCACAAGATGGCCGTTCTCGTCTGGCTCGGCGTGCGTGGCTATGTTTTCAATGCTAAACGCTGGCATCTAAGCCTCGCTCTTCTGTTTCTTTCATCAGCCGCGTGCCTGTCTTTCCTGCATGTTCGACAATTACGACCACCACGATGAAAATATGTATTTTCCACAGTGAGTTGTATTTTGGAATCTAAAGCTCGCTCGACAGGCCATCCCCGCCTGATTCTCTGAAGAATGGTGGTTTTTCCAATTCCCAACTGTCGCGCCCAGGCACTTAGTTTCTGGGTCTGCCCACTACTTGTTATGAAAAGAGACTTCACAATTGCCGCTCCTTCCCCGCTCGCCGCCGCTGCTCTGCCGTCACTTCCTCGCGCACAATTTGCAAAATCGTCGGCGCCAGCTCCCGGATCACATGCCGTGCCACGGCCAAGCGGTCAGGGAGGATGGAGCCGGACATCTCCACTTTGGCGAGCAAGCGTCTCACGAGATCGTTTTGGGTCAGCACCGCAAGTCCTTCACGTAAACGTAAGAACCGCGACGAACATGCCAGAAATTACATTCCGCGCACGCTTCCGCACGGAATGGCCGATGTGACTCTGGTTTATCCCAATTGAATTCTATGGCGTAGTTCTTTGCGAGCTGCTCGGGCAAGCATGCTGCCAACTTATGCTTGTGAGTGATAATCTTCGAGGCTTCGATGTAGGTCAAAGGGCTTTCCTTTTGAAGAACTCATCCAATTGCTCACTCATCCAGTTCCGGCCAGTGTTGGCTACCTTCCGGGCCTCAGATTCCTTTTCAAGTCTCCGATCCCTAGCATGTACGATTTGCCTTTGATCTTCCTCGGAACGATGTGGATGGGGGGCGCGCTGGGGTTGCGCGGCTTTTTTCTTTAGTTTTACTTCTTGCAGTACTTCTTTATACGGTGTCACCACAGACGCCTTATTTGGCCGAAAGGCGACACCACAGACGCCTTCTGCCTCGGAAGGTGTCACCACAGACGCCTTATTGAAGTACTTATTGACACGTATCGAGTACCGGCCTCTCCCGTTCGAGGGGGCAGCAAATATGTATCCCTTCTTTCGTAGACAAGCCAAAACACGCTGACACCATCGCCCTGACTTCCTGATCTGTCCTGCAAGAGTAAGGGCGCAGCCATGCCATACACCTGATCTATAGTCAGCGTTGATAAGCAGGACGGTAAAAACACCATATTCCTCCAGGGTTATTCGACCGTCCTGCAAGTGATCTCGGACGGTACGCCTCAGTTTTACGAATCCTTGCAAGTCCTACTCCCCCTCGGGTCGTGCTGCCATCTCGAGCTGTTGTGCTTCCGTTTCGTCAATTTCGCAAAGGCTATTAAGCAGATCCCAGTGAATGCGCACCTGGTCGCGTAATTCTTTCGCGTCGCCTCTCAGCCAAAAGATGAACTTTCCATCTTTCGTGACTGTTCGAAGTTCGATCTCTGTACTCATGTCACGCGCTCACGACCTCGGAACGCACAAGCCGGTAAGCAGTCCTACGCTGGCCTTTTTGCCACACGTCCCGAAGTTCCACGGTATAACCTGCTTCCCGTATCTCGTGGATACGCCGTGTAAAGCTGAGAGAGATGCGCCCGAGGTCCCAGGCATCGACAAAGCCCTCGGTTGCCATCAAGCAGTCAAGGATTCTTACGCATTGCGGGCTTAGGTCGTTCATTTTCGGAACCTCTCTAGGATTGACTCAAGTTCGTTGTAACAACTCTGCAAACATCGGTTATAGGCAGCCTCAGACGTATCTCCGTGATTGTCGCCATCGTATTCCATCAGGTGTTTTTCGGGATCTCGAATCCACGTCCTGCCTAGAGCAGTTAGTGAATTAAGAAGAGCTTCATCTCGCACTTCATCCCCCTCCGGGGCGCGCCGCAGGCTATGTGCCCCATCCGACTCCTAATCCGTCGTCTGCCTCTTTTTGTTCCCGCAGCCATTTCCTGCATTCTTTCTCATCGAATCGTTCAATCAGCCCAATTAGTAACTCCCGCGCTCCCGGCCCGTTGGTGCAAATCGAAATGTCATAATCCGCTGCATATTTATGGCAAGCGAGAGTGAAAGAGACTTCGCCAGTCGTCAGAACCTCGGCCTCGATGGTAAGTCCGCACATAGCTATTTCTGTCAGAATCGGTGCCAGATAGTCCGGCGCATCAAACGATGTGTCACGTTTTCGGCCATCTGGCAGCAAATATTGCATGACATGGACTTCCATTGACTTCTCCTCCGGGGCGCGCCAATTCCATGGAGATTTCACTGGCGAATCTCACGTCACGGCCACCAATTCCTCTTTTTTGTTCAGCCACTTCCAAAGGTCCAGAACGCTCAGAAAGCATTTGAATAGATCTGGCTCCGGTTCAGTTACAGGTTGTACCTGGAACTCTGGGTCAGTTTCCACCTTTGGCAGCCGCACGATCATCCCATCGGCTTTCCCGTAAACGCCCATTTCTAGGAGCGCATGGCGGTAGGCCGCGTTTTGCAGGAAGGACTCTTGGTAGATGGCCTTACCTGTTTTCCAATCGAGAAGAGTTGGACGTCCGTTGACTTCGGCCAGCAAGTCCATCGTGCCGGCATATTCGTGCGTCTCGCTCCAGACCGGTTGCTCGCATAGAAGCGGTTTGAAGTTGACGGAATCTTTCCACCGCTCCCAAGCTGATACCGCAAGCATTGCGGGAGCGTCTATTACCGGGCATGGGCCTTGTTCATGCAGCAGTTGAGACTTGATCTGCCACTCAATCCACGCGTGGGCCTGTGATCCAATCTCGCTCGCTTTGGCCAATTCCTTCTGGCTCGCTTTCGTCTTGCCGAGCCTGCTTGTCAGCGTGGTTATCCAGCCGATCTTCGACATTCTGGGGGTGTCTATCAGCGTCTCGTACAGGTTCGCTGATTCCTCGATTATCATCTCCCGTTCCACTTTCGCGGCCCAAGCAATCAGGGCAGGTTTGCCGATGCAGCCAAGAATCGTAGTTACAGAAGGGTATTCCTTGCCCTTCACGTTGTAGAAACGGCTCCGGTCTCCCCATTTGTTCTCCTTTGCTACTCGTTTTGCGCACATTAGAAAGGCACATCTTCCTCTGCGGCTTCGTAGGAATCCGATTCAGACTCGGAACTATTGCCATTTCCGTTCGGGTGCTTTTCAAGTTCTTCTCGTCGGTCGCGTTCTTCCTGGCGAATGTAATCCTGGGGAATGGTCATTTTCTGCGCGCCACGCGGGAGCGGTAGGACAGCTTGCACATTAGCGTAGGTATTTCCCTTGGACTCGTTATGGATGATTTGGATTTGCCCGCACACGCCGAGCAATCTTTCCGGGTCAAATCCCATGAGTTCTTCCTTGGTGAACGCCCTGCCGCGCCACGCTTCTAGGAACGGGCGGAGTTTGTTGTTCTCGCCGGCGAGCGTGTAGCCAAACATCCGAGCCACGATGTATGGGCGCCCATCTTCCATCGGCGGATCGGCGTCCACCACCCATCGAATCTGAATCATGTGCCGCGGTTTATAGAGGGCGGACTTTACGATTCCCTTGTCCACTACATCCACGCACACTCCATGCCACAACCCTTGCGGCGCCGGCGTGAAGTCGCTTCCCTTTAACGGTTTCATTTCGTTTTCCTCCACAGAGAGACGCTGTAAGATTTTTGAGCCAGATATCAATTGCGCTGCGGACCGCGTTCACGATTGCACCTGAAACGTAAGATCGAAAATCCAATCACACACCAGGCATTTGTATATGCCCGTTGGCCCGATCGGTTTCTGCGTGCTGAATATCTCAACAGTCACGCCCCCGCATTCCGGGCAGAAGTGGTAGGCAGCGCGGCGTTTGTGCAGCTCGGCCATCGTGATTTCCAGCAGATCGGCAAGGATTTGGTCAACGTCCATTTGCGCTCGCTCTAGGTTGCTCACTTCAGGCCTCCTGAAAGCGTGTACACACCCAGAAACAGCGAGCCCATGAATACGATCCCGCCCACCACATTCAGCAGGAACAGAAATAGATTGCGGTAAGATTCGAACATTCCAGGTTTCATGCGGCAATCATCCTTTCCACAAGTTCAAGGGCAGACTGCTGGAGTTTTGCAACTGTCGGAGCGAGTTTTTCCCCCGCCGCAGCCCACGCCGCAGCCCCCGCCGCAGTCCGCTCCGCATCCCGCGCCGCATCCCGCGCCGCAGCCCACGCCGCAGCCCCCGCCGCAGCCCCCGCCGCAGCCCCCGCCGCATCCCCCGCCGCAGCCCCCGCCGCATCCCACGCCGCATCCCACGCCG